AATCCCTCACACTGGTTTGCCTTCGTCACAGCTTCAGCCCATTAGTCAGATTGACCCGGAAGATCCCCAAGCTGCTTATGAGGTGAACTAATGCCGATCCTGAACGCACACTTTACTATCCCCGAGGACACTAGGGTTGCTATTGCTTCCGCAGATAATATGCCACAGAGGGTTATTATCCACGAAGCGGATCACAGCGAATCAACCGAAGTGTATTTAGGTAACGAAACAGTAACCGCATCAACGGGTTTGCACTTACACGCTGCCCAAACTATTGAACTTGTTTTGCGCCCCGGCGATAAGCTCTACGCTTATTCCGGTCAGGGTGCGCCAGTAGTTCATGTTCTCCAAATACAGAATCACGACTGATGGCTTCATGTAACGTAGGGGCACACGATAAGTGTGATGACTGCAACTGTGGTTATCACGGGGAGAACTAATGCCATACTTTATTACTGATCAGCACCCCGATTGCGAGAACTGGGCAGTCGTGAAGGCTGACGGTGAACTATTGGGTTGTCACCCTAACGAGTTGTCTGCTATTGACCAGATGGTTGCTGTTTCGATGGCTGAAGATATTGAGCCCGGCGGAACCTACAAGGGCAACACTTTCTTGCCGTTCGATCCCACCGGCAACCGGGCTGCACCCGATGAGCTTTCTGTGAACGATTTTGTTCAGTGGGATAGTTCCGGCGGTACGGCACGCGGTCAGATAGTTCGTATCGAACGCGATGGTCAGATTGACGTACCCGACAGTAGCTTCACTATCAACGGATCACCTGAAGATCCTGCTGCGCTTATCCGTGTTTGGCGTGAGGGCGATGAGGGTTACGAGCCCACAGATACTTTGGTTGGTCACCGGTTCTCAACGCTAACCAAAATTGTTTCCCTGCGGTCCGAGATCCGGGAAGTCAATCTTGAGCCACCCGCATACATGAGGGCTGCTGCTAGGCGCGGGCTCGAATACTATGAGCAGGGCTTAGGTGGCGATGGGCTTGTGGATAGAACTATCCGTGAGGCGCGTGCGATGGCTCAGGGTAACGTGACCGCTGAGAAGTGGGTTAGGTTGCGGGCTTGGATTGCGCGTCACCTTGTTGATCTTGACGCCCCGGCTGCGGATCCCGACAACGAGGATTACCCTTCTGCCGGCGTTGTGGCGCATTTGTTGTGGGGTTCCGGTCCTTCTAAGCGGGCTGCGGAGCGTGCTTTGGCATATGCTGATGGTGTTGTTGGTAGACTAGAAGCAGAGAATGAAGGCAGAGCGAGAGGCGAGTCATTGAGCAAGCTGGAAACACGGGTCAATTCTGTTGATTTTGAGATCCGTGAAACTCAAGATGGAATGTACTTTGAGGGTTACGCTGCGGTATTCGACAGCCCCTCGGAGCCGTTACCGTTCACGGAGCGTATTGCACCCGGAGCGTTCATTCGTTCCCTCAAGGCGCGTAACGACATCAAGATTTTGTGGAATCACGACACCGGATCTGTTCTGGGTTCTACCCGTGCCGGTACTCTGAAGCTGACCGAGGATCACTTGGGGCTGAGGGTTGAGGCTCAACTACCTAACACAACTGTTGGGCGTGATGCTGCCGAGTTGCTGAAGCGTGGCGACATTGACTCTATGTCGTTTGGCTTTAGTGTTCCCCGTGGTGGCGATGAGTGGAACGCTGACGGTTCTGAGCGCACTCTCCGCGAGGTTAGGCTCCACGAAGTTAGTATCGTGGCTTTCCCTGCGTATAGCGCTACTGCTGGTACTACGACTGTTCGCGGTTTGGATGTTGTTGCTAAGCGTGCCGAGGTTGATGCTGATTCGCTTGCCGATGCGATCCTGAAGATTGAGGAGGGTCAGGATATTACTGCCGATGACCGTCAGCTTCTTTCTCAGGTTATTGACAAGCTGTCACCGGAGCAGGTCGAGGAGATCGAGGCTACCGAGTACGATATGCTGGCGCTCAAGAAGAAGAAGCTCGCATTGTTGATGGGACTCTAATGGCTACTGAGAAGCAGATTGAGAATGTAATCCTTGAGCTGGCTGGGAAGCCTAGCTCTGGTATTATCAAGGAACTAGCACCTAAATGGGCACGGGCGATTGCTGAGATGGACAAGGTTCCGACTCAAGAAAAAAAAGAAACGCGCGTGACTGACTCATCAGAGATTCGCTAGTCAAAAAAAAATATCCCCCCCGGCTACCTTTCTCCGGGGGGGATATTTCTTTCTTGGTTAGATGTCATCAACGCCGATTCCGTAGTAATCCATAATCTGTTCCATTTCGCCCCAGATAAGATCTTGCTTGTTTAGCGCACGCTGGTAATGGGTTTCGATCACGGGCTTCTGGGAAGCCTTGACGTAGGTGCTTGCGCTACCAGCCAACCGGTACTCTTTGCTCCAGAAACGCGATTCTTTGAACGCATCATCAAAAGCTTTGTCTAGTTCACGGAGCTTAGTGATTGCTTGTTCTTTAGTCATCGGGTAGTTCCTTTCTTGTTAGAATTAGTATAGCGGGTATCCTAACAATGCGCTACTCAAAACGCACTTTCCTATACAATAGAAATGTCGGAACCGTGAGTCTGCTCTGCCGACCAAAGAGATTGAGCGTCATCGCCGTCTAACCATGTAAACAAAACAAATTGGAGACAAAATGTCTGAGTTCGTAAAAGCTCAGCAGGAAGTCCGTGCCAACCTGACCGAACAGATCCGCGAAGTTATCGAGGGTGCTGAGGCTGAGGGTCGTGGACTTGACTCTGCTGAACTGGAAAAAATTGACCGCATTGAGGTAGACATTCGCCGTGCGGATGAGGCTATCTCTGTTGCAACCCGCAACGAGGAGCGCAAGGCTGAGGCTTCCGAAGCTTCACGCGGTTTCGTTCCCGCTGAGGCACGCGAGGAGCGCACCGCTGGTGACATCCTCCGTGGTATCGCACAGGGCGAGGTTCGTGGACACGAGTTTGAACAGCGTGCCACTTTGGTTCCTTCCGCCAACACTGTTCCCAAGTCGTTCTACGACATGGTGTTCGATGTTGCGCGTCTGGTTGGACCCATGCTCGAAACCTCTGACGTGATCAACACCAGCACCGGTGAAGATCTCACCATCCCGACCCTCACCGCTTACAGTGCTGCTACCCTCAAGGGTGCCGGTACTGCTCTCGATGAGTCCGAGCCCACCTACTCAAGCATCACCCTTGGTGCTTACAAGTACGGTCTGTTGATCCCCGTTGCTGCAGAACTCGTTTCTGACGCTGTCTTCAACATTGAGTCGCACGTGGCTGAGCAGGCTGGGAACGGAATCGGTACTGCTGTGAACGCTGCTCTCACCACGGGTGACGGATCCTCGAAGCCTAACGGCATCGTGACCGCTTCTTCCGAAGGTGTTGAGGGTGCTGCTGCTGTTGCTGGTGCATTCACCGCTGACAACCTGATTGACCTGGCTTACTCCGGTGTTGATGGGCTTGTTCGCCGTCTGCCCGGAACCGCGTACATGGCTTCCGGTGCTGCTATCGGTGCTATGCGGAAACTGAAAGACACGGCTGGAAACTACCTCTACACCGTAGGCGTGGGACAGCCAGACCAGTTCGCTGGTTTCGATGTCGTGGAGAACCCGAATGTTGCTGCCCCTGCTGCAGAAGCTATTTCGGTTCTGTTCGGACACCTTCCTAGCTACAAGGTTCGTATGGCTGGTGGCCTTCAGGTCGCTTCTTCATCGGACTACGCTTTCAACACCGACACCGTGACCTACCGGTTCACGATGCGCGTTGATGGTGACCTGACCCACTCCGGTCACGTTCGCCACTTCGTTGGTGGGGCTGCTGCCTAATCCAACTGAATAAAGCGGAGAGCCCCTGACCTAGAACGGTTGGGGGCTTTCCCTTTACCCCGAAGTAGTAAGCGCCTTACCAGTAGAATGGTTGTGGAGGTTTCTAATGGCGATAACTAATGGATACGCGACTCTCGATGAGGTCAAGGCTGCTTTACGGATCACCGACAATGTGGATGATGCCATGTTGGAGATTGCGATTGAGGCTGCTTCGCGTGAGATTGACGGATACACGGAGCGTGTGTTCAGTAGCACTTCAGCAACAAGGCTCTACATTCCGTTCGATTCTTATGTGACCGAGATAGACGATCTGGTTAGTATCACTTCTTTAGAGTCATCGTCTGACGGTAAGACTTTCGACACAACCTGGACTGCCACCGATTATCAGCTTGAGCCACTCAATTCCATTGTGGGCGGTATTCCGACCCCTGCGACACGGATCCGTGCGATTGGGGACTATCTGTTCCCGGTGTGGGATGGGCGCGACACGAACGCTCAGGAGGCTACTGTGAGGGTTGTGGGGACTTTCGGTTGGTCAGCTATCCCGACAGCTATCAAGCAGGCAACTATCCTGCTCTCTATGCGCCAGTTCAAGCGTTACGATGCACCACTGGGTATCGCCGGGTTCGGGGATCTTGGTGCGATGCGTGTGAGCCGTCTTGACCCAGATGTTGAGGCGTTAGTTGGACCGTTCAGGAAAGTGAGAATGGCGTGACCATTCAGCAGATCCGCACGGGGCTTGCTAACAACCTGGCTACGATCCCTGGGCTCCGGGTTTCTATTGACATCCCAGACAACCCCAACCCACCACAAGCCGTCATCGCTATCGAAACTGTTAGCTTTGATAACGCTTTCGCTCAGGGGCTAACCCAATACACATTCACAGTGAGCTTGATTGCTTCCCGCGTGTCGGAGCGTAACGCGCAACGGAAACTGGATGACTACACCTCTAATGGGGCGCAATCTGTAAAGCTCGCTATCGAATCAGATAAGACTCTCGGTGGTGTTGCCTACGATGTTAGGGTCACCGAAATGAGCAACATCGGTACGGTTATACTGGGAGAGGTAATTTACTTGGCAGCTGATTTCGCTGTCACAGTTTACGCAGATTAGGAGAAACACAGTG